TCTATCTCTCACAAATTCCGGGACTGGTAAACATGGCGCTGTACGTTTCGCCGATTGTTTCCGGTGAGGTTATCCGTACCCGTGGCGGCTCCACCTCTGAATTTACGCCGGGATATGTCAAGCCGAAGCACTTAGCATGGCTTTCTGAGGCTTTCGTGTAGTTGCTGGTTTTTACACTTAATCTTTTGATAATAAAGAATAAGTTTATCTGGCGCTTTCACTGAATTTTCCTCGTTATCTGTGTGTTGCAATCATCTCTGTATTGCAGCTTGTATTGCTTTTTGGGGCTAAAAATGGCTGGCGAGAACAAACTGAGCGACAAAGCGCTTAAAGGATATCTGGGGAAACCCAGAGAAAAGCAGATCACCATTGCTGATGGAAAGGGGCTTTCTATTCGTGTGAGTACTAAAGGGGCTGTGAGCTTTGTTTTCTTCTACAGGTTAGCAGGTGGCCGGGCTGCTCCGGTCTGGCTAACGTTGGGTAAATATCCTGATATGTCACTCAAACAGGCAAGGGAAAAGCGCGACGAGTGCCGTGGTTGGTTGGCTGACAAACGTGATCCGCGTATCCAGATTAAGATTCAGGCTGAAGAACGCTTAAAGCCGGTCACAGTGGAGGATGCACTAAATTACTGGTATGAAAATTACTGTAAGGTGCGTCGTAAAACTCATGCTGTAACGCTTGGCAGATTTCGAAAGCATATCTTTCCCTATATCGGTCATTTGCCCGTAAATGACACTCACCTATATGAATGGCTGGACTGTTTTGACCGAATTAAACGTAATGCACCAGTTATGGCGGCGTATGTTTTTTCTGACACTAAATTAGCTCTTCGTTTTTGTCGGGTACGCCAGTACGCGACGTGTGATGCTTTAAAGGATTTGCGCATGAGTGATGTGGGGCAGATTGCAGGTAAGCGGGATCGGGTTCTGGATGAAGCCGAACTCGGCCAGCTCTGGAAGGCAATTTTTGTCGAGCCTGATTTAAAACTAATGTCTGAATACACGCGAAAAATGTTTGTGCTTTGTACAGTATTTGGATGTCGAATGAGTGAAGCCCGATTATCAGAATGGAGCGAATGGGATCTCGAAAGTTGGGTTTGGACTGTACCAAAAGATCACTCAAAAACTGGTGTTGAAATCGTCAGACCAGTACCTGAAATTCTACGACAGTGGGTAACGGATGTTCACGAAGAGACAAAACATACTGGTTATGTGCTGGGAAGTCTGCGAATTAGAGAAAGCGTAAGCAAGATTGGGGGGAAAATCGGTAAACGTTTGGGCCATGAAAAACAATGGTCACTACACGACCTTAGAAGAACGCTATCTACTCATCTAAGTGATCTCGGTGTTGAATTTTATGTAGTAGAACAACTGTTAGGCCATGCGCTACCTGGCGTGGCAGGTGTTTACAACCGGAGTAAGTTTATGGCTAAAAAACTGGATGCTCTGGAACTCTGGACTACATATCTCAATAGCATCGCAGGTGCTGATTCAAAAGTGACAATCCTCAAACAAAAGGTTGGTTAACATGAAAAAAATGGCAATTGTTGATAAAAAGGGTCTGGAGTACATTCCTAACATTGACCGAATGATCCGTGAGAAAGAATGTCGGGAGCTAACCACTCTTGCGAACAGCACACGCTGGAAGCTTGAAAAGGAGGGGAAATTCCCCAAGCGAATCAAAATCGGATCTACGGCGGTGGCTTATAGACTCTCTGAGATTCAAGCTTGGATAAGAGGTGAATGGTAAGTTAGGGAGGTATTCCTCCCTATATCTTACAGGAAATTTTTTAAATCAGGGTTTTTTCCAAATGCGCTCTTATAATATACTGTTGCAATCTCGTTAAAAATAGTTTTTATATCATCGGTAACCACTATTGTTGCTACGCGCAAATCTTTTTGATATTCATTTAAATCTGGAGGGGTATAGTCCAATAGCGTTGATTTATCCAAGATTAAATGTTCTAACATGGCATAGCGCTCAATCAATGTTTTATAAAAATGATATTGATTTTCACTGTTAGCATGTGCACAGTTTATTGCAAGTAAATACGTTATTTCATTATCTAGATGTGCACGGACAAGGCTTGTATAGGTTTTTTTACGATCTAGATCAAAGGGATGGTATCCAGCATTTTCATCAATGAACTTCAATAGATGATATAATATTCTGAAGTAGCTTCCAAAAACAGCATCATGATTGTGCATCAGTGTATTAGTGTCTTTTAAAGAAACCAATCCATTCATCATTTTATTAATTAACTCTGAGTAATTTGATTTTTTTCTAAGATCATTTAGAGCATTGTTATGTTGAGATAACATGAGAGAAAATGTTGATTCAAAAGATGATTGCTTTTTAGCAATTAATGCAACTAACACTGCTGTGCAAGTCCCGAGTGCCACGAAGAAATTTATAATGTTTGATGCAGTGAATACAGCATCGTCAGGAGTTGGAGTCATTTGAATATCCTATTCAATAAAAATTAAAAAAATTAGCCTTTAGGTTCTATACCTTTACGGCGAAGCTCAGCACGAACTAATTCTTTAATCCAATTGGCCAAGCTCATTCCTTCCTGAGCTGCTGATTCAGCCATCTGTTCTTTGAGTTCAGGATTGATTCGGATCTGAAACGCAGGGGCTTTGCCGGCTCCTTTTGGCTGCTTATCTCTTTGAATTGTAGTTGACATGTGTGTACCTATTGCTTAGCATCAGTGTTGAATAGGTACACACATTAACATGATGTTATACCTATAAACAACGCCCTAGGGTGCTCGCAACACACCTAGGGCGTCTAACCACAAACCGTTAACTGGAGTAACGACTATGGCTGGAACACAGCATACCCAAACTCACCCTAAATTTATATACATCTTTCTGGCGCTACATCGCGATCGCATAGCAGATGGAGCAACTACGGTACATGTAGCCGCTGACACGCTGGTTGATGCGCGCAAGATGGTTAAGGAGATGGGCTATACTGCGGCTTTCTGGAAAGGGCGGGAAGAAAACACGCTGTTTATTCAGAAATGTGAAAACAATTTCATCTGGCGTTTTATCGCCCTGAGTACGGCACAACCGCGCGTGATTACCATCGAGGCCACCAGCGAACAGGAAGCCCGCCAGCAATCCCCAACTGGCTGCGTGATGATATTCGCCGCCCGTATTCGTCAGGAGGTGTGCCATGAATGATCTTTATTTTAAAGTGCTGACACATGCTGAAAACGCGCTCGTTTGTGGCAAAAATATGCGAGAAATCTTATCAACCTGGCTTGATGGGACAACAAATGCGGAACACGATGAACGGGATGCTAATTTAGCTGGAGCGTTAATTACGTTACTTGATCCTGTCATCAAAGAGCTGGATGAAGCTATAAAAATACACGACCAGAGCTATACCGGAGAATAAAAAATGAAAAATAAATTTTCTGGCTTTATTGCCAGCGGTCAAACTCATTCAAAAATCAGCCTTGGGGATATTTTCAAAGACAGCTATGGCTATCGGGTAAAGATTATTTCGGTTGATGATCGTCGTGTCTCTTATTTGCGTGATGGTTATGATTTTGAATGTGTTATGCCGCGTCAGCAGTTCGAAAGAGATTTCATTCTGGTAAAAAATTGCAAGACAGATAATCAGAGGCGTGCCGCAGGCTATATCCGTAAAATTCGGGCAATGTTAGTTGCCGGAGGTAACAAATGAAACGTGCTCCGAACTTAAAATACCAACCGCGCGACAAAATGACGGAAGTCATCATTTTTGCTGGCAGTGATGCCTGGAGCCATGCAAAAGAATGGAATGAATGGGCAGGTAAGCATATTGCAGCAGATGATACACCACCAGTCATTCTGGGTACGGAACAACTGGAAAACCTGGATGATATGCAAATTATCGATGAAGGCCGTCATTATGTGCGTGTTTATCGTGCCGGAAAGATTGCAGAGAAAAGTCTGACGAAGGTTGCGACATTACTTGCTATTGCAGGCGTAAAGGAAGCACGTTGTTACCGTAGCTTTGTTGATCGAGAGCCTGAAGACTGGACTCCGCGCCTTGTCGGCCTAAAAGCTGAAGCGGAGCATGGGGAAAGTCTGGTGATTGAACTGCCAGTGAAGAAGGCAGAGCGCAAAAATGACGAGCGTGCTTCATCTTTGGCGTTGAATCAGATGGGGGCCAGCCAGCGCGGTGAAGTTCTCCTTGCACATTACGGCGGCGAACTGGCAATCAATGCCGACTCTGACACCGTTCATCATTACAACGGCGTTGTATGGGAGCCGGTTCAGGATAAAGAGTTACAGCGTGCTATGGCGCAGATTTTCATTGATGCGGAGATCAGCTATTCGCAGAACGCCATTAAATCGGCGGTAGATACCATGAAGTTAAGTTTGCCTGTAATGGGGAATACTGCCCGTAACCTGATTGGATTCAGTAACGGGGTATTTGATACCAGAACTGGTAATTTTCGGGAGCATAACAAAAACGACTGGTTGTTAATTGCCAGTGAATTACCTTTCAGCCCACCAGCAGAGGGGGAAACGCTGGCAACACATGCGCCGAATTTCTGGAAGTGGTTGCGCCGTTCGGTGGCTGAGAATGACCGCAAGGCAGATCGCGTACTGGCGGCATTATTCATGGTGCTGGCGAACCGGTACGACTGGCAGTTATTCATTGAGGTAACAGGGCCGGGGGGAAGTGGTAAAAGTGTGATGGCGGAGATTTGCACCATGCTGGCGGGTAAGGCTAATACAGTATCAGCAAGCATGAAGGCGCTGGAAGATGCAAGGGAACGTGCGTTAGTGGTTGGCTTTTCGCTGATTATCATGCCGGATATGACCCGCTACGCTGGTGATGGGGCAGGGATTAAGGCCATTACAGGCGGTGACAAGGTGGCAATTGACCCGAAACACAAAGCCCCCTATTCAACGCGTATTCCGGCAGTAGTACTGGCGGTTAACAATAACGCCATGTCATTCAGTGACCGCAGCGGGGGGATCTCACGTCGTCGGGTGATATTCAATTTTTCGGAAGTTGTACCGGAGAACGAACGCGATTCGATGCTGGCGGAAAAAATAGAAGGTGAGCTGGCGGTAGTGATTCGTCATCTGCTTACACGGTTTGCTGATCAGGACGAAGCCAGACGCCTGTTATATGAGCAGCAGAAATCTGAAGAAGCACTGGCGATAAAGCGAGAGGGGGATTCGCTGGTGGACTTCTGCGGCTATCTCATGGCATCGGTAATGTGTGATGGCCTATTAGTGGGTAATGCTGAAATTGTGCCATTCAGCCCACGCAGGTATCTCTATCATGCCTATCTGGCTTATATGAGGGCACATGGGTTTGGTAAACCTGTAACACTGACGCGCTTCGGTAAAGATATGCCAGGGGCAATGGCGGAATATGGCAGGGAGTATATGAAACGGAAAACGAAGCACGGTTTGCGTTCAAACGTGACACTGACGGAGGAATCAGAGGACTGGATGCCATCATGTGTATCGGTCACTAATGACGATAGCAAAAATTAAACTTATGGAATAACTGTTCACCACTGTTCACCCTGTCATAAATATCTTTTATATCAGTGTATTATAGGGTGAACAGTTATTTATGAACTGTTCACCAAACTATTCACTGTTCACCTTTTTGATTGTTTATTGAGCTTCAAGGGTGAACAGTGGTGAACAGTTGGTGAATAGTTTTTGTGAAACTGTTCACCCATTAACATTATGAATTAAAAGAGAAAATATCAAAAGGTGAAAAGGTGAAGGGTTAAAACGCAAAAATTTTAATTTACTGCTGTGAGATAAAGCCTATGACAGCGAAGCACACAAAAAAATCACAATCGCACGCCCTTGATTTGACTGAACACTGGTTAAGGGTGTCGATAAAAATCATCGACCGCAACGCCGGGGAAGGATACGCGAAAGCACATCCCGAACTGATTAGCGCATTCATGACAACGGCGGCTGCAAACTTTGCCACTCTGACCGAACGGGAGATTGCTGAAGCGGAGGAAGTGACAACAATCAATATTAAGTCCGGAGAGCAGGCAGCATGACGGCGCAAATATCAGTTTACGGGCGGTTGGTGGACGACCCGCAGACAAAACAGACCAGCAAGGGCACCCCCATGACGCTGGCGCGTATGGCGGTATCACTGCCTTGCAGTCAGTCGGATGACGGTCAGGCGACGATGTGGTTATCTGTCCTGGCGTTTGGCAGACAAGCCGACGCGCTGGCAAAGCATCACAAATGCGAACTCCTGAGCGTGGCGGGTAACATGCAGATGAGCCAGTGGACTGGACAGAACGGCGAAACGCGGCAGGGCTGGCAGGTTATCGCAGACAGCGTAATCAGTGCGCGATCGGTGCGACCGGGCGGCAAAAAAGGCCAACAGGGGCAGGCTACTGACGCACTGAACAGAGCAAAACAACAGGCAGATCAGCAAGGAAGCCAGCCACCAGTGGGAGATAATGAGCAATGGGGAGATGATATCCCATTTTAAATATTGCCAATAAAAAAAGGCCGGAAAAAATAAATTTTCCGGCATGCTACATAAATCCCGACCAAAGGGAGTGAATATATTAACACTAATTGTTCGCACTGAAGTTGTCACCCCAAAACTTTATACAACATTGCACTCGGTTGCATGTGTTCGCATGACAAATATCGGTGATAGCATATATCCACAATTATTTTTAATGAATGCAAAGAGGATGCGTATGGTTGATTTATATTCGCCTACCCAGCTTGTACAGGTGGTTAATGCTGTAGATGTACAAAAACAACTAAATGCGTTGTTTACCAGTTTGTTTTTTACTCGCTCGGTAATGTTTGGATCGCGCGATATTATTCTTGATACAATCGACGATCCAAATATCCCAATTGCAGCGTTTTGTTCTCCTATGGTGGGTAGTAAAGTTTCACGTGACGAAGGGTACGAATCAAAAACAATTCGTCCAGGCTATATGAAGCCGAAAAGCAGCATTGATCCAAATAAGTTAGCTGTGCGCCCTGCTGGTGTATCACCTGAGCAATACAATGCTTTTGGGGCGCGTAATATTAAAGTTAAACAGGCGATTGTAAATCAAGCTAAAGCTATTCGTGCACGTATTGAATGGCTTGCCGTTCAGGCAATCACAACGGGGAAAAATATCATTGAGGGCGATGGTATTGAACGTTATGAGCTGGACTGGAATATTAAACCACAAAATATCATCACTCAGTCTGGCGGTACTGAGTGGTCAGGTAAGGATAAAGAAACTTTTGATCCAAATGATGATATTGAGAGCTACGCAGAATTTAGTGAGGGCGTCACTAATATCATCATTATGGGCGGTAATGTATGGAAGAAATACCGTTCATTCAGAGCGATAAAAGAGGCTCTGGATACCCGTCGTGGTTCTAATTCCGAACTGGAAACGGCCCTTAAAGACCTTGGTGATTCGGTGAGTTTTAAAGGATATATGGGCGATGTTGCGATTGTTGTTTACAGCGGGCGTTATACCGACGAGGACGGAACTGAAAAACATTTCCTTGATCCTGATTTGATGGTGCTTGGCAATACGGCTCTTCAGGGGATTGTCGCCTATGGCGGTATTCAGGATCCGGAGCTAATCCGAATGGGGCTGACTAAAGCCGAACTTGCACCGAAAAACTATATTGTGCCTGGTGATCCGGCTATTGAATATGTGCAGACACATTCAGCACCACAGCCAATACCGGCCCGCATCAATCGTTTTGTTACCGTTCGCATTGGCTAAGGGGGAGCAATGGCTACTCATTACACTGAACTCATGGCTGGCACTGAAGCACTGGTGACTACGCTGGGGATATTTTCAGCTAATAAAGGGGTAATTCCTGCATTTACGCCACTGATGCAGGAAGATGCAACAGGTGCACTGGTGGTATGGGATGGTTCGAGCGTAGGTAAAGCGGTTTATGTTTCCGCTGTACAAATCGACACCGCGAAAAAAACACAGGCTCAGGTCTATAAGACAGGTGTCTTAAATGTTGATGCTCTGAACTGGCCTGAGTCTGTTAAAGAACTGTCAGTAAAGGTTGCAGCGTTTGTTGGCTCAGGTATTTCTGTTCAGCCGCTGGCTCGTGTGTAAAGGGGGATACAATGCAGAATGATTACAATGACCTTAAGCCAATTGCCGAAATGATGTACCCGAATCCAGCTGTAGAGGAATTAAAAGCTATCGCTGACAAAATGTGTTTAAGCGAGCGCCTTGTTGATATGAATCAGGTGATGGAAATTACAACCCTGAGTCGTCGTACACTGCTAAACCTTGAGGCTAGTGGAGAGTTCCCGGAGCGTGTGCAGGTTACGGAAGGGCGTAAGGCCTGGTATTTAAGTGAAGTGATCGACTGGATAAATAATATTCCTCGCGCTTCTGAATATTGCCGCGTACCTGTCCCAAAAAAGCCAGATGCGGCGCTATGCCTCAAGATTGAGCGTGTACGCCGCAATGCACGGGATGGTCGCTATAAGCTGATTGGTTGATGAAATTAGGGCCCGCTCTGGCTGGCGGGTCCTTTCCGGCGATCCAGAACGTTACGGGGCGTCAGGCGCGCAGTTTTTCTCTATTTATGGAAATTTTCCGGTTTAAGGCGTTTCCGTTCTTCTTCGCCGTAACTTTATGTTTTTATTTAAAATCCCCCCTGAAAAGAAAGGAAATGACTGGCGCTGAAAACGGGCTTTTTGGCCTCTGCCGTTTCCTTTCTCTGATTTTGTTGCTGTTTGTCACGGCCTATCGCCAGAAAAAACTCTCACGCTTGCGTTGAAATCAGGCTCTACACTAAAGTAGTCGATAACGCGCCACTGGCTTCACTTTATGGTCGTGGCCTACTTCTGCACTATCGCAACAGCCTTACGAGTCCTGCTGGTAAGCTGTTGAGTAAGCAGAATACGGATTACAGGGCATCCTATGCGTATTGTGGCGGATCGAACACAACCGCTCAGGTGAAACCCGTTTCGTTACTATTATAGGAAAATCTTCATACCCAACTTGCTTGATAACTTCTTCTGGTTGTTTTAACCATGTAGAGATGATATTTCCCTGAAAAATTGCTTTCCCTCTGACTAGATGCGCATACCATATTTTGTCTTCGACATAGAACCGCGCAGAAATGATTACTCCACAGATACGGTTCTTTCGTCAATTCATTATGGGATGGGCTCAAAAGGGAGAGCTTAACAATAAAGTTCTGGTAGGATAATTGTATGCTTACAATTGTAATGAAAGGAGAGTTAGAGCCTGGTGTGATTCTGTGTGTAAAATTTTAGCAAATTACGTTTAATTAAGTGTCGTAACACACCATGCCTGTAAGATATTACGCTTATCATAGAGTGTATGATATTGCTTTTCTAAACAATAAGCTGTTATATTTTATGGGTATTGTGTTTAATTTTTAATGACGGCTCTAACATGACCCCTGATGCAGTTTTGATTGCTAAAGCAATACTAATGTTGAAAGCAGATGTTGATTATACAAAAGATTATGTATTCCCTATTGCATTATCTTTTTTATCGGCGCTTATGGGAGGCTTAACTGCTTATTGTATCAATAATAGGCAGGAGAAGATTAAAATAGAAACGGAGAAATTTAATTCTGCTAATACGCTTATGATGGTTTCTTTTCAGATGATAAATACACTTGTGGCAATTAAAAGTAGTTATATTGGTTTGAGATCTAGAAATCCAATATTTAGAGCGCTGGCAATAAATGAACTTTTATTTAACGCCGGGGAGGTGAATTTCGATATTAGCCGTCTTTCATTTATAAAAAAGATACCCACAGCTAATAAAACTCTATTTGAGAGGTTTGTTTTTTTTATTAAGTACAAGATACTAAAACATGAACTTATTATGCCGTCAGATGAAGAAATTGGAAACTCATGGAGGAATATTGCTCGAATTGATGCTTTTTTGTTTAATTATAATTTTGTTTTGAAAAGTTTAATTGTCAGGAATCAGCTTGATTCAGATTTAAAGAAACGTTTGTCTAATATTGCCAGTAAAGACAAGCCAGTGTTTGAAATTAAATTGGATGAAATAAAGAAAGAAATTGATGCTAGTGAGTTGTCAAAATATATTGATTTGACAGAAAGTATAGTGGCGTTGATCGATTATCTCATAAGGGAAATTGATTCATTTATTATGGAATTCCCGAAGGTAGCGGAAAGTAATATTGAGTTATCTAAGGTGAATAAAGCTAGATTATCAACAATTGTTCTCAATAAGCCAGCATATTTGGCTGCATTGATTCCAATTCCACAACCTGACTTTGAATTAGTATCTTTACTAGTGGGTATGAGCCCAGAAGAAGCAAAGCAAAGATATTCGTATTCTGGTTGGCACTAGTAGATATAGTGACATACCTTTGCGAAGCGCTGTATTGCTACGTGTATTGCTTTTTAGCTGTATTTTGATAGAGAGAGCCATTTATTTCATTAAAAATCATTCAGATCCTTTCATATTTGACTCATGTAGCCGAAGCATGAAGTGAATCCGCAGATGACCCTGCGTCGCCTGCCGGATGAAGATCCGCAGAATCTGGCGGACCCGGCTTACCGCCGCCGTCGCATCATCATGCAGAACATGCGTGACGAAGAGCTGGCCATTGCTCAGGTCGAAGAGATGCAGGCAGTTTCTGCCGTGCTTAAGGGCAAATACACCATGACCGGTGAAGCCTTCGATCCGGTTGAGGTGGATATGGGCCGCAGTGAGGAGAATAACATCACGCAGTCCGGCGGCACGGAGTGGAGCAAGCGTGACAAGTCCACGTATGACCCGACCGACGATATCGAAGCCTACGCGCTGAACGCCAGCGGTGTGGTGAATATCATCGTGTTCGATCCGAAAGGCTGGGCGCTGTTCCGTTCCTTCAAAGCCGTCAAGGAGAAGCTGGATACCCGTCGTGGCTCTAATTCCGAGCTGGAGACAGCGGTGAAAGACCTGGGTAAAGCGGTGTCCTATAAGGGGATGTATGGCGATGTGGCCATCGTCGTGTATTCCGGACAGTACGTGGAAAACGGCGTCAAAAAGAACTTCCTGCCGGACAACACGATGGTGCTGGGGAACACTCAGGCACGCGGTCTGCGCACCTATGGCTGCATTCAGGATGCGGACGCACAGCGCGAAGGCATTAACGCCTCTGCCCGTTACCCGAAAAACTGGGTGACCACCGGCGATCCGGCGCGTGAGTTCACCATGATTCAGTCAGCACCGCTGATGCTGCTGGCTGACCCTGATGAGTTCGTGTCCGTACAACTGGCGTAATCATGGCCCTTCGGGGCCATTGTTTCTCTGTGGAGGAGTCCATGACGAAAGATGAACTGATTGCCCGTCTCCGCTCGCTGGGTGAACAAATGAACCGTGATGTCAGCCTGACGGGGACGAAAGAAGAACTGGCGCTCCGTGTGGCAGAGCTGGAAGAGGAGCTTGATGACACGGATGAAACTGCCGGTCAGGACACCCCTCTCAGCCGGGAAAATGTGCTGACCGGACATGAAAATGAGGTGGGATCAGCGCAGCCGGATACCGTGATTCTGGATACGTCTGAACTGGTCACGGTCGTGGCACTGGTGAAGCTGCATACTGATGCACTTCACGCCACGCGGGATGAACCTGTGGCATTTGTGCTGCCGGGAACGGCGTTTCGTGTCTCTGCCGGTGTGGCAGCCGAAATGACAGAGCGCGGCCTGGCCAGAATGCAATAACGGGAGGCGCTGTGGCTGATTTCGATAACCTGTTCGATGCT